GAGCGTCCTGCTGGCGGCGAAGCCAAGGGGATCGATCGTCGGGCTGCAGACTTCCAACGTCTGCAGAAGACCGGCAGTGTCGATGCCGCTGCATCCGTGTTCGCCAACATGTTTCGATAAACGCTGAGAAGCGCCGGAGTTTCAAATGACCGCACCCACCGGAACCTACCTCACCACTGCCGCCATCGGCAATCGTGAAGACCTGTCCGACACCATCTACCGCATCTCCCCGACCGCAACGCCGCTGCTGTCGATGGCCGCCAAAGCCGTTGCGACCTCGACGCTGCACGAGTGGCAGACCCAAGACCTCGCAGCGGCTGCGGCCAATGCCCAGGTCGAAGGCGATAACGCTTCGGGCAAGACCGTCACGCCGACCGTCCGCCTGACCAACCGCACGCAGATCTCGACCAAGACCGTCGTTGTCTCGGGCACGCAGCAAGCCGTCAACTCGGCCGGCCGCAAGAACGAGATGGGCTATCAAGTGGCCCTGGCCTCGCTGGAACTGAAGCGCGACATGGAGTTCGGCCTGACGCAGAACGATGTGTCGGCGACCGCTCCGCGCCAGTCCCGCGGCCTGCTCGGCTGGGTGGTGGACAACAACAGCAACGGCGGCGGCGCCTACGCTGCGGCTTCGTACACCGCCAACACCGGCCAGACCAACGGCACGCAGCGCGCTTTCACCGAAGCGCAAGTGAAGGCCGTCCTGCAACTGCAGTTCACCGCTGGCGGCGAGCCGGACACGATCATGCTGCCCCCGGGCGCGAAGCAGACGTTCTCGACCTTCACCGGCAACGCGACCCGCATGGACAAGTCGGAAGACTCCAAGCTGTACGCGTCGATCGACGTGTACGTCTCGGACTTCGGCGAGATCAAGGCGGTGCCGAACCGCTTCCAGCGCACGCGTGACGTGTTCATCCTGCAGTCGGACAAGCTGGCCGTGGCCTACCTGCGTCCCTTCGCCTCGATCGACCTCGCCAAGACCGGCGACGCCGATCAGAAGGAACTGCTGGTGGAGTACTGCCTGGAATGCCGCGCCCCCAAGGCTCACGGCGCCGTGTACGACATTTTGTGATCGAGTAAATCATGGGTAAACAACTCGTCCAAACCGGCACCGGTGGGACGGCGCTTATCGATGACGCTTCGAGCGCTGTGGGCTCCGTGCCCATGGTGCTGTCGTGGAACGTCACCCGTGCGCCTACCAACACCGTTGCAGTCGGCGTCATCCCGGCAAATGCGCGGATCATCTCGATCCACGTCGGCAATCCGATCGTCTCGAACGCCGTTACCACGGCGACCGTCTCGGTCGGTCTTTCGGGTGGCTCGGCCACCTACTTCTCGACGGCGCAAGACGTGAAGGGTGCCATCGGCAACTTCTCGCAGGCAGCGACGGCCAATTGGGTGCCTGCCACCACGGCGCAAACCGTGTCCTGCACCTACACCGAAACCGGCGGTGCATCGACGACCGGCAACCACTACGTCCATCTGACGTACTGCGTCCTCTAAGGACGCCCTAGGCCCCTCCCTCGGGAGGCGGCCTTCCCCATTTCCCCCAAACGCTGCGAAGCGCTGGAGAGCAATATGTCTCAGACCTACGAGGGTGGCCCGATGATGATTACGGCGGTCGGCTTCACAGCCGCCACCGGTGCTGCATCGGCCAGCACCACGATCCCGAACAATTCCGCAGGCGAACGCCCCCGATACATCCGGGTTGCGGGCATCAATGAGTGTTACGTCAAGATCGGCGCAGCGGGCCTGTCTGCCACCACGAACGACATCCTGATTCAGCCTGCGGACAGCATCGTCCTGGCCGTCAGCGGCGCGACGACCATCGCCTACATCCAAGGTACGTCGGCCGGCAAGATCAACGTGGTGCCGCTGGAGAACAGCTAATGAGCGACCTCCAGACGCGGATTCACGTCGATGGCGACTCGATGACCGTCGAGAACGTGCAGGACTGCACGCCGATCGCCGAGTACGCCAAGGCGCGCAATCGTGAGGGCCATCACGGCTCGTCCGAGATGCGCCTGGCCGGCTCGATCCCGCTTGTGATGGTCGAGAAGTACTGCAACGACAACGGGATCACCTATCCCGAGTGGTCCGCGAACAAAGAGCACATCCGCCGCATGTTGCAAGACCCGGCGCTGGCTCACTTTCGCATCTGGCCGGGACGGATCTAAACCATGGCGCTCGCCTCCTACTCCGACCTGCTGGCCTCGGTGGCGTCTTGGATGAACCGCACGGACCTGACAGCGGTCATCCCTGATTTCGTCGCCATCGCCGAGGGCCGCATCGCCAACGATCTGCGCATCCGCCAGCAAATCACGTCCAGCACACTGACGACGGTGGCGGGGACGCAGACCGTCACGCTGCCGACCGACTATCTCGAATTCGAGAATGTGGCGATCGATGGAACCCCGGAGACGCCTTGCCAGGTCGCAACCAAGGAGCACATTGACGCGAACTACCCCGCTGGCGGTGCTTCTGGCCGCCCGGTCGTGTTCACCATCGTGGGGAACAGCATCCTCTTCGGCCCAACGCCTGACGCTGTGTACACGGTCAACATCGACTACTACGGTCGTTTCGATCCGCTGTCGGTCGCGCCGAGCAATGGCCTGCTGACCTATCAGCCCACTCTCTACCTTTACGCCTGCCTGCGCGAGGCGGCTTTGTTCGTTCGGGACGATGAGCGAGCCTCCCATTGGGATGCCCTTTATCTGGGCGTCGTGAAGACCCTGACGAACATCGACGACAACGCCACGCACAGCGGCTCCGCATTGCGGGTGAAGTACCAATGACGCCCATCGTCGGCTTCGCGCCGGATGCCGACCTGACCACGCCAGGCATCTTCACGGACTGCACGAACGTGATCCCCTACGAAGCGGGGTTCAAGGGCGCTCCGACACCGATCGCTGCGGCTGTCGCTGCCCTGGCTGCGGAATGCCGCGGCGCGGCCGTCTGCACGCAGTTGGATGGCACGCGCCGGGTGTTCGCTGGAACCCAGACCAAGCTCTACGAACTGAGCGCCGGGGCATGGGTCGATCGCAGCGCGGGAAGCTACACCGGCTCGACGGAATCGCGCTGGAGCTTCTGCCAGTTCGGCAATACGACGGTCGCCACGAACCTGACGGATGCCATGCAATCCTCGGCTTCGGGCGCGTTCGCTGCGATCGCAGGCGCTCCGAAAGCCAAGGTGGTGGTTTCCGCCTCGAACAATTTTGTCATCGCGTTCAACACCAACGATGGCACCTATGGACAGTCGCAGGATCGCTGGTGGTGCTGCGCGCAGAGCGATCAGACGAGCTGGACGCCGGCTGTCTCGACGCTTGCTAACACGGGCCGTCTGGTGGCTGTGGAAGGCGCTATTCAAGCCGCGCTGACCCTCGGGGATTACGTGGTCGCCTACAAGCAGCGGGCCATCTTCGTCGGGATCTTCGTCGGCACTCCGGTGGTCTGGCAGTGGAACCTGATCCCTGGCGGGGAGGCTGGCGCGGTCGGTCTGGAGGCTGTCTGCGACATCGGCGGCGCGCACTTCATCGTCTCGAACGACAACTTTTGGTTGTTCGACGGCACGCGGCCGGTGCCGATCGGGACCGGTGTGGTGCGTCAGTGGTTCCTGAACAATTCCAGCCCGACCTACCGCTACCGGACGAAGGCGATCTATGACAAGCAGAACAACCTCGTTCACGTCTCGTACCCGTCGTTGAGCTCTACGGGGGTCTGCGACGCCACGCTCGTCTATCACGTCCTCAAAAAGCAGTGGGGCCGGCATGACGTGACCGTAGAGGCTCCGCTGAACTACATCTCGCCGGGCGTGACCATCGACGGCCTGAACGCCTACGCCGCGACCATCGACACGCTGCCGAACATCCCGCTTGATTCGCAGTATTGGATCTCGGGCGGCCAAACGCCGTCCTACTTCAATTCCTCGCACCAACTCGTGACCCTCACGGGCACCACGGGAGCATCCAGCTTCGTGACCGGGGACATGGGCGACGACGACGCTGTGACGATGATCGAGCGGGCGCGGGTGCGGTTCCTGCAGAAGCCGACGACGGCCAGCGCTACGGGCTTCTACAAGATGAACGAGGGCGACAACCTCACGACCGGCCCGACGAATTCCATCAACGACGGCAAGTTCGACCTTCGCCAGTCGGGACGCTTTCATCGGCTCCGGTTCGACTTCACGGGCGACCACAAAGAAGCGGCTTTCGACGCCAAGCCGGTCAAGGTGGGGATGCGATGAGGCTCGAAGAAAACCCGCTGCTGCCGACCGACACGCAGGCCAATCTGGTCTACACGCTGACGCGGGTGTTTCGGAACATCGCGCAGAAGGTGAACGCCATCGGTGACGGGCGCTTGAACGGCTCTGATCTGGTGGCCGCGTCCATCCCGACGACG